GTGCGGGTGGACCAGGTATACAAGGACGCCCAACTAACACAGCAAACGGTGGCCCTGGTAGATCTTCTTCTATATCTGGTTCAGCTGTAACTTATGCTGGTGGTGGTGGAGGTGGTGCATATACTGGTATAACTCCTGGTGTTGGAGGTGTTGGTGGCGGTGGTAATGGAGGTCAAGGATATGCAACTAACGCAACATCTGGCTCGCCTAATACTGGCGGCGGCGGTGGCGGCGGTGGTAGTTTCCCAAATTTAGGTTATTATCCTGCAAATGGTGGATCAGGTATTGTTATAGTTCGTTATGCAGGTAGTCCTAGATGTACTGGTGGTACAATAACATCAGTTGGTGGTTATACAATTCATACATTTACATCTTCTGGTAATTTAAGCGTTATAACTCCTGGTTCTATAACATACAATTCTCCCGGCACTTATACCTTTGTACGTCCAGCTGTTTTCAATGTTCTTGGAGTTATGGTTTGGGGGGGAGGCGGTTCTTCTGGATCTTTCTACAGAGGTGGAACTGTTGCTGGTGGTGGTTCTGGTGGTTGGTTTTGGCATGCTATTACCAACACTACTGCAAATATAGGCAATACAGAAACAGTAGTTGTTGGAACTGGTGGAACTAATGGAGGGTATTCTGGAAGCCCTGGAACATTTTCTCAATTTGGTAATTTCATATATGGTCGTGGAGGTCATAGCGGCGGTGGATCATATGCTGGTAGAACAGATTCTGATGTTGTAACTACTACCCTTCGTCCTAATTGGAACGGTATATCTTCTGAAATGGGTGGCCCTGGTGGAGGTGCACCTGAAAATACTGGAGGCGGTTATTCGAATTGGGATGGAATGAATACTACATACGCAGGTGGCGGTGGCGCTCAAACTATGAATGACCCTTATCATAGCGGCAGACCTTATACGTATGATTTTATTGGTGGTAAGGCTTCACAATTGGCTCCTGGATCTTCTTTATACAATCCACCTTCTTCTACTTCTTCTGTCGGTTTACCTGAATATTTTAATACTGTAGGCGCTGGTGGTTTTGGTGCACAAGGTTCTGGGCGTAATGGAGGAGGACCAGGAGATGGTACTTACGCCCAAGGTAAATTCCCAGGAGGCGGCGGTGCTGGATACGCAGGGAGCGGGAGCACACAACCTGGTGCATCAGGTGCTGTACACATTTATTGGTATTAAAGGATTAATATGATGGATGATAATAAATATTATATTGAAATAGATAAAGATAATAATCCTATAGGGCATCCAATAATAGAATCAAACATATTACAAGTATATGGATCTATAGAAAACATACCGAAAAAAATAGTATTATTTCAAAAATCAACAAAACAAACATTAGATATGTTTGATATCGATTTAGGAACATCGTATGAAATTAGAGATAATAGTGTTATAGAAATTCATAATATTATTAAAATGAACGAAGAGCAAATTCAAGAAAAAATTAACCAACTTGAAAATGAATTTTACAATTTAACAAATTTCTATTCTTGGAAATTTTCAATGGAAAAACAAATAATTGTGCCCCCTACGCCTCATCCTGACAAGACAAATAAGCCCAATCCTTCTTATGTTTATGAATGGAATGAAAATGATAAGTGTTGGGATAAGATAGATAGAATTAAAGAATAAATAATAAAAAAGGTAATTCAATGGCAACCCCAACATCAAGATCAGATTTTAAAGAAAACTGCCTACGTCGTTTGGGCAAACCTGTTATTGAAATCAACGTTGATGATGACCAGGTAGATGATCGTATTGACGAAGCCTTAAGATATTTCTGGGACTATCATTTCGATGGTTCTGAAAAGATATTTTACAAACACCCAGTAACACAAACAGATAAAACCAATAAGTACATTACACTACCTGAAAACATTATTGGCGCTGTTAATATATTTCCTATTGGTAGTGGTTTGAATACAAACAACTTATTCAATATTCGTTACCAGATTGCTCTTAATGATCTGTATACCTTGACTTCTGTTTCTATGGTGCCATATGTTATGGCACTAACTCATATTCAGAATCTTGAACAGATACTTGTTGGTCAACAGCCATTGAGATATAACCGTCATGTTAATAAATTATATATCGATATGGATTGGGAAAGAGTAGACATTAATGAATATATTTTGGTTGAGGCTTATGAAGTAATAAACCCAGACATCTATACTGATGCTTGGTCTGATCGTTGGCTTCTTAGATATGGCGCTTGTCTAATCAAGCAACAGTGGGGTAACAACTTAAAGAAATTTGATGGTATGAAAATGCCAGGTGGTTTAACTTTTAACGGTCAACGAATATATGAAGAAGCCACTCAAGAGAGAGTAGAGCTTGAAAAAGAAATGATCCATAGCTATTCACTTCCTGTTACAGATATGATTGGCTAATATGGCAACCAACTTTTTCTTCAATAATTTTCAATCATCTCAGGAGCAGCTGCTTCTCGAGAATTTGATTATTGAAACTATAAAAATATATGGTCAAGACATGTGGTATATGCCTCGTAAGTTAAACAACTATGATAAGGTATATGACGAAGATGACCAATCAAGTTACGAGAGCGCATATCCTATTGAAATATATATTAAGTCAGTCGATGGATTCTCTGGCGACGGCAACTTTATGTCTAAGTTTGGACTTGAAATCAGAGACCAGGTTGTGTTCTCTGTCGCTCAGCGCATTTTCAATGAGGAAGTTGGTTCATTCTCTTCTCAGACAAGACCAAACGAAGGCGACCTTATATATTTCCCACTGAATAAAAAGTGTTTTCAAATCAAATATGTTAACAAGTTTGAGATGTTCTATCAGTTGGGAGCATTACAGACTTGGGAAATGACTTGTGAGTTGTTCGAATATTCAAACGAACAGATGAATACCGGTATACCTGAAATTGATATTCTACAAGCAAAATCCAGCACCAATATTCTTGATTGGAATATAACAGACGAGAGCGGTAACGATCTATTGACAGAAGATAGTCAGTATCTTGTTATGGAAAACTCAAAACTTTCAGATATTATTGCAGCTGCAGACAATGACGAAATACAAACAGAGTCAGATATATTTGTTGACTTTACTGCATTTGATCCATTCAGTGAAAGAGCAATTTAATGTTTGGTACTCCTTTCTATTTTTCGTTGATCAGAAAATACGTTATCCTTATGGGTACTCTCGTCAACAATATTCGTATCACTAGAACAGATAAAACTGGAAACATAACAGCTTTAATAAAAGTTCCGGTTACTTATGGTCCAAAAGATAAAATGCTTGCTCGTGTTATCCAGGACCCAGATATCGATAGACCAACTGCCATTGCACCATTGCCAATGATATCGTTTGAAATGGGCAAGATGAGTTATGATGGCACCAGAAAACTACCAACTATTAATAAGATAGCTGTTAAAAATTCTACTGAAACAAACAAGTTAAAATATCAGTACAATCCTGTTCCATATAACATAGAATTTAAAGTTTATGTTTATGCTAAGAACGCTGAAGATGGCACAAAAATAATCGAGCAAATCCTTCCTTACTTTACGCCTGATTGGACAACCACTGTAAAACTTATTCCTGAAATGGAAATTACAATGGACATTCCAATTATACTAAATGATATATCATACAGTGATAATTATGATGGAGCTTTTCAAAAGCGTAGAGCAATTATATGGACTTTAGACTTTGTTTTGAAAGGCTATATATACGGACCAGTTAAATCAAATGGTATAATTAAATTCGTTAAAACAAATTTCTATTTACCAGATACTGAAACAAATGCAATAGAATTTGTTGGTGAACTGCCTGCTGTTGAACGTGTTACATCACAGCCTGGATTGAATGCAAATAATAATCCTGTAACATATTATGGCGCACCAAATAATAACATAGCAACTGTAGCATACAATGACATAGAAGTGTCTGATGATTTTGGATTTGTCACAATGATTTACAACGAAGATGAGATATAATGACAGAAAATGCAAACAATGATCCTATAAGCCAAGCTTTAGGCGTTACACCAATGAGTCCATCTAGCGCAGTCAGTAATATGATTATAGATGCACACAATGATTCAGCCAGAACAGACTTTGAGGCTGCTCGAGCCAATATATATGAAGTTATACAGAACGGCCAAGAAGCCATGTTTAAACTTGGTCAGATAGCGGATAGCTCACAGCATCCAAGAGCTTTCGAAGTTTTGGCAAAATTAATGGATACAATGCTTGCTGCTAATAAAGATTTGATGGATTTGCAAAATACAATTAGAAAAATTAATGTTGCAGACGCTCCAACAAACGAAACAGCAAAAACTATTAATAACAACTTGTTCGTTGGTTCCACAGCAGAACTTCAAAAAATGATTGAGAATATAAAAAATGGCGGATCTGCAGTCTAATAAAGTACGAACTGGATATAATGGTAATGCCAATCTAAAGCGTGAAAATCAGGCTATTGAATGGACACCTGACCTTGTACAAGAGTATATAAGATGTTCTCAGGATGTTGTATACTTCACTGAAACATATATGAAAATTATTAACGTTGACAAGGGTCTCGTTAATTTCAAATTATATCCATACCAAAAAGATATGTTGTTGTCTTTTGCCAACAACCGTTTTAATATTGTAACAACTGCTCGTCAGGCTGGTAAATCAACTACCACCTGCGCTTTCATCCTTTGGTATATCATATTCCATAAAGATAAAACTGTTGCCCTCCTTGCCAACAAAGGCGATACGGCTCGTGAAATTCTTGGACGTATTCAGCTTGCATATCAACATTTACCTACTTGGCTCCAACAGGGCATTAAGGAATGGAATAAAGGATCGTTCGAACTTGAAAATAATTCACGTGTTATTGCAGCTGCTACTTCAACAGATTCTATTCGTGGTTATTCTATCAATATGTTGTTTATTGACGAGGCGGCGTTTATTGAAAACTGGGACGAGTTTTTTACCTCTGTTTATCCTACCATTTCTTCTGGTACAGAATCTAAAATTGTTTTAGTTTCCACTCCTTGTGGGCTGAATCACTTTTACAGTATTTGGGTTAATGCTATACAGAAACGAAACCAGTATCAACACATACAAGTTATGTGGCAAGATGTCCCTGGTCGAGATGAAAAATGGAAAGAAGACACCCTAGCAGCAATGAACTTCGATTTAGAGAAGTTCGATCAAGAGTACAATTGCGAATTTCTTGGTAGTTCTGGCACTCTTATCGCTGGTTGGAAACTTAAAGAATTAGTTCATCAAAATCCAATAGTCGAACGCGAAGGTTTGATTCAATACATACCACCGTTAGAACAACATGTTTACATAATGCTTTGTGACGTTTCTCGTGGCAAAGGGCTTGACTACTCTGCATTCCAGTTAATTGATGTAACATCGATGCCATATCAACAGGTATGCGTTTACCGTAACAATGCAATTTCACCAATAGATTATGCAGACTTTATTCATAGGTCCGCCAAAGCGTATAATAATGCATCTGTTCTTGTTGAAATCAATGATATCGGCGAGCAAGTTTCTCACTCATTACATTACGATTTTGGTTACGAACATGTTCTATTCACTGAAAACGCTGGTCGTTCTGGTAAACGTATTACAGGTGGTTTCGGTGGAGGCTCAGTAGACAAAGGTATTCGTACGACAAAAATTGTTAAGTCGGTCGGGTGTTCTATCCTTAAACTTCTCATCGAACAGAACCAATTTATCGTTAATGATTTCCATACGATCAACGAGCTTTCTACTTTCTCTAAGAAGGGAACTTCCTACGAAGCCGAGTCTGGTAAACATGATGACCTTGTAATGTGCCTTGTTCTTTTTGCTTGGCTTTCAGAACAGCAATATTTCAAAGACTATACTAATATAAATACTCTTATGTCTCTTCGAGAAAAAACAGAAGAAGATATGGAACAGGATATGGCTCCATTCGGTTTTATGATGGATGGGCGCGATGAATACGATGAAACTATTGAAAAATTCGTTCCGGAAAGTTGGATGTGGAATACGCACGAAAATTTCTAATTCCCCTTAAATTTAAATTTTTATAAATAATGATAAATCTGACTATCATACAACCTAATAAAGGGGTAAAAATATGGCTTTTCAACTATCTCCAGGCGTAAACGTTACTGAAATTGACCTTACTACTGTTGTGCCTGCAGTATCCGCTTCTGTCGGCGCAATCGGTGGTGCGTTTCGTTGGGGTCCAATTGGTCAAAGAGTATTAGTAGACAGCGAAAGCACTCTTGTTTCTAAGTTTGGCCCACCAACATCATTCAATGCAGAAACGTTTTTCACTGCCGCCAATTTCCTTTCATACACTAACAGCCTTTATGTTTCTCGTGCTGCCAATACTACTGGTTCTGTAGCAGATGCTGTTGCATTTACTGTCAGTGCGAATACATCGACATCAAATAACATTCTTGTTGGTAATACTTCTGGGTTGTCTGTTGGTATGTATATCACTCAGACATCTAACAGTAATGCAATTCCAGCTGGTAGTCAGTATTACATCACAGCTGTAAATGCAACAGCTGTTATTTTAAACTCAGGTTTCAGAACAACTAACACTGGAACAACTGCCACTGCTACTGTTTATTTGGGTCGTTCAGAAACAGCATATACTGCAGTAGGTCTTGGTTCAAATGGTGCTGCTAATGCTTCTCCATATATTGTTTCAAACCTTGTCAATCAGATTGTAAAAAACGATAATGCTTATATCCTAAAAGATGGCAATTTCGATATGGATATCGCTTATGTTGCAAAATATCCTGGTGCAATGGGTAACTCACTAAGAGTTTCAGTTTGTGATAATTCAAACAGCTTCTCTTCTAATGTTGCTTTATCAAATGCATCAATTTCAACCGATATCGAATTTAGAATAGGTTCTGCTATCGCAACTGTTAAATTTGCTGGTATTTCGAATACATCTGCTAATACAATAGCAAATAACTTTTCTGTTGGCGATCAAATCCTTGCTGGTAACAGCGCAATGGGACTACAGTATCTTCAGGTAAAAACTGTTGAAGTTGGTTCAAACGCACTATTCGTTAATACTGCAGTAAATGCGTTTTTTGGCAACGATACTTTCATTAATGCTTATTCTGGGTTTATTTCTGTACCAAATACTAGTATCGCTAACCCATATAGCAATGGCGACGTTGTAACTTATGCCAACAGCGCTGGTAATACAACGCTTTCTGGTTTAACTGGTGGCGCCAGCTATTATGTTGTTGAATCAAACACTAGTGGGTTTAAACTATCAAATACTTCTTATGGTAATGCAATAACAACTATCGTTCCTGCTACTGGTTCTGATTTCACACTTACTTCAAATACAAACGTATTAAAAATTACTTTTACCGAGCCTTTCAGACTTCGTGATAATTATGTATCAGAAACCATTAACCGTAACTGGGAATTCTTCAATCTAGTAGGTTCTGCTCCTGGCCAGTCAACTTATCAATATACTAGCGGTAATACTGCTGCTAATGACGAAGTCCATGTTGTAGTTGTAGATAGTGGCGGCATGTTCTCTGGTGTAACAGGAACTGTTCTTGAAACATACAAAGGTCTTTCAAGAGCAACTGATGCAGTAAAAGAAGACGGCACAGATAATTATTACAAGACTGTTGTTAACAAGAACTCAAATTATGTTTGGTGGGCTAATGACCGTACAAACGCTGTATCTAATACTGCAGTAAACCTTGTAAGTTCAAATACATCTTCTCCATTAAATGCACAGTTTACACTTGGTAATGATGGCAAAGACGAAATAAATATTACTCTAGCATGCCTTGGCGAAGCTTATGACCTATTTGCATCCCCTCAGGATGTAGATATTTCTCTTGTTCTTCAGGGTCGCCCAATTGGTGGTACTACTGTTGTTGGTGGTCAAACTGTATCAAACTTCCAGCTAGCAAATTACATCATTGATAACATTTGCGAAACTCGTAGAGATTGTATCGCATTGATCAGCCCAGATAAGGCGACTATGCTTAACAATTACGGAAATGAAGCAACAAGTCTTAAGAATTGGAGAGGCGCTGTTCGCAACACTTCTTATGCTGTTCTTGATTCTGGTTACAAGTATCAGTACGATCGTTACAATGACGTTGATCGTTGGATTCCATTGAATGGTGATATTGCTGGTCTATGCGCCCGCACTGATCAGACTAATGATGCTTGGTGGTCACCAGCTGGTTATAATCGTGGAAACATTAAGAACGCTCTTAAGCTTGCTTATAATCCTAAGAAAAACGAGCGCGATATCCTTTATACTAATGGTATCAACCCAGTTATTTCTGCACCAGGTCAGGGCGTTGTTCTTTATGGTGATAAGACCCTTCAGGCAAAACCATCTGCATTCGATAGAATTAATGTTCGTAGATTGTTCATTGTTCTTGAAAAGGCAATTTCAACTGCTGCCAATTATTCACTATTCGAATTCAATGATTCATTCACTCGCGCTCAGTTCAAGAATCTAGTAACTCCTTATCTACGCACCATTAAGGGTCGTCGTGGTATTACTGACTTCTATGTTGTGTGTGATGATACAAATAATACACAGCAGATTATTGATACAAACCAGTTTGTTGGTGACATCTATATTAAGCCAGCTCGTTCAATCAACTATATCCAGCTGAACTTCGTTGCTGTTCCAAGTGGTGTTCAGTTCTCTGAAGTTGTTGGCAAGTTTTAATAAATAGATTAAAGCTCAAAAGGAGTATCTTAGATGCCATTTAATATCAACGCTTTCAAGCAAAATGGTCTGGTGTACGGTGGTGCCAGACCATCCCTATTCAACGTAGTTCTATCAGTGCCAGGAGCTCTTGGCATTGATAGCGTCTCAGTCGATAAGTTCCGTTTCGTTTGCCGTACAGCTGCTCTTCCAGAATCAACAATTTCTCCAATCGAAATTCCTTATTTCGGTCGTAAAATTAAGGTTGCTGGCGAAAGAACTTTCGGCGACTGGTCAGTAACAGTAATGAACGACGAAGATTTCGCCGTTCGTGCAATGTTCGAAACTTGGTCAAACGCAATGAACCGTCTTGTATCAAATGTTCGCGATCCAGGCATTGGTGCTGAACAGTATAAGACAGACCTAGAAGTTATTCAGTATTCTAAAGATGGTGGTGAAATCCGTTCTTATCAGCTTGTTGGAGCTTTCCCAACTTCAATCGGTGAGATCAGTCTTGATTGGAGTTCAGCAAGTCAGATCCAGGAATTCCCTGTAACTTTCTCATACGATTACTGGGTACCAGTTATTGAATCTTCTGATAAAAAGGCTGGGGGCGTAAACGTATATGGACCGGAAACTGAATTAGATGGCGCCGCTGGCCCAATCTAATACTTATTTTTTATGATTATAGGAGGGGGTAACTCCCCTCCATTTTGGAGAATTAAATGGCAGAATTATTCGGTTTCGAATTTAAAAGAAAAAATCAAAAAGTAGTTGACGAGATCCAGTCGTTTGCTCCAAAAGAGACAGATGATGGTGCAGTTGTTGTTGCGGCTGGTGGTGCGTTTGGTACATATGTTGATCTTGACGGAACAGTTAGAACAGAAGCGGAATTAGTAACTAAGTACCGTGAAATGTCACTTCATCCTGAATGTGATTCTGCTGTTGATGAAATCATTAATGAATCAATTTCTATTGACGAAGAAGTAATTGTACAGATTAATTTGGAAAATGTTAAAAACATGTCACCCCAAATTAAGAAAATAGTTACTGAAGAATTTCAAAACTGTTTAAATTTACTACAGTTCAATAGCCATGCTTATGACATTTATCGTCGTTGGTATGTTGATGGGCGTTTATATTATCATGTTCTTGTAGATGAGAAAAATCCTAAAGAAGGTATTAAAGAATTACGTTACGTTGATCCACGTAAGATCCGTAAGGTAAGAGAAGTTTCTAAAAAGAAAGTTCCTAACGGTAACTCTGGTGATGCAGTTATCTCTAGAGTCGCCAATGAATACTTTATCTTCAATGATAAAGGTTTTAATTATGGTAACAGAACATCCGGACCAACCACTTCTGGTTTAAAAATTGCCAAGGATTCAGTTCTACATGTTGTATCTGGTCTTACTGATAACCAAGGTACAATGGTTCTTTCATATTTACACAAAGCCATTAAGGCTCTTAATCAATTGCGTACTCTCGAAGACGCATTGGTTATCTATCGTTTAGCTCGCGCCCCCGAACGTCGTATTTGGTATATCGACGTAGGTAATCTCCCTAAGATGAAGGCAGAGCAGTATGTTCGCGATATCATGGTCAAGCATAAAAACCGTTTGATCTATGACGCAGCATCTGGAGAAATTAGAGACGACCGTAAATTCATGACTATGTTGGAAGACTATTGGCTTCCTCGTCGTGAAGGTGGTAGAGGTACGGAGGTTACTACCCTACCAGGCGGTCAAACACTTGGTCAAATGGACGACGTATTATATTTCCAAAAGAAGTTTCTCCAGACGCTCAACGTTCCAGTAAGTCGTCTTAACTCAGATGCCTTATTTTCTATTGGACGTGCTACCGAAATTACTCGTGATGAATTAAAGTTTGCTCGTTTCATTATTCGTCTTCGTTCAAGGTTCTCACAGTTATTTCTTAAGATGCTTGAAAAGCAATTGGTGCTTAAGGGTATTATGACACCAGACGATTGGAATACTTTTACAAATGATATCAAGTTTGATTATGCCAAGGATAACTATTTCACTGAGCTTAAGGATGCTGAAATTGCTCAGGGTCGTATTCAGTTGGCTGGTGCGTTCCAGGACTTTGCTGGTAAGTATTATTCACATGACTGGATTCGTAGAAACGTTCTTCAGCAGACTGACGTTGATATTGAAGAGCAGGAAGCACAGATTGCTGCCGAGAATCAATCACAGGATCCACGTTGGATGAATCCAATGATTGAGCAGAATGCTATGCAAATGCAACAGCAACAGGCTCAGCAAGATGGTGGCGAGCAAATGTCACCAGAAGATCAAAACAAATACGAACAAGTAAGACAGGCCATGATCTTTATAAAACAAATGAAGGAAAAAGGCAACCCTTCTAATAGATCAATTCAAGATCAATCAAAATATAAAGCAGCCGTTCAAATTGTAGCAAAAAATCCTGATATAGCTGATTCATTAAGTGCTAATCAGGGTCAACCAACACAGTGAGGTTAATAAATGAGTGATTATAAATATGATATGAGCGATTTAGTATCTGCAGCTGCTGCTCAAAAGCCATTAGATTTTGAAGCAGCGTTTAACGATTTAATTGTTGACAGAATTGCAACAGCAATTAACGATAAGAAAATATCTGTTGCTCAGCAAATGTATGGTTATACCACAGATAACGAAGAAACCGAAGAAGAACTAGAGGATCATCAAGATGGCGAAACCGCTTAGAGACATTGCTTCTAAAGCTCCTAAAGAAGGTAAACTTTCAGGAGTAAAAAAGAGTACAACTGAACCTGAAGATATTTCAGATTTCAATGCATCATCAGGCAATCAGGATTTCGCCAAAGATCATAAGGTTGAAAAGCATTCCGATCGTGTAGGTAATGACGATGATGTTTACAAAGGTAAAACTAAAAAAGCCGAAATGCAAAGACACGGTTATAAAAAGCCACAAGATGAAAAAATATATGAAGCTAAGTGTAATATGACAGAAGCCGGAACTATGTGTGAAGTTCATGGCGATAAGGCTTGTTCTTCTGATAAAGTACCAGAAGCTGGCGTTGGTAAAAGAGGAATGATTGCTGATAAGAAAAAGCTTCAGGAAGTATTGACTAAGAAAACTGGTGCATACTATGGTATGCATAAAGAAAATTCTGAACAGCTAGATGAAATGCCATCTCAGCATAGAAGCGCAGCTGGTTCTGGTAGAAATACTAATCCTAACTTAAGTAAGTTAGCTCGTAAGCTTTCTATGGAAAAACCAAGATACTTTAGACCAAAGGATAAAAAGTCAAAAGCTGACGAAAGAGATGAAGGCGAAAAGCTTTCTGCTGGTAAAGAAATAAAGAGATACCCTGCAGGCAAAGCAAAAGGCGTTAGAGAAGAAGCTGAGCAGATTGACGAAATTTCAAAAGATCTTGCTGGTGATTATATCAAGTCAGCTTCTTCATCAGCAGCAAATTTAAAAACAGATGCTGCTTATGCTAATATGACTAATGATGATGCAAGAGCAAATAAGAACAGAGACAAGGCTCGTAATCGTCAGGCTGGAATTTACACTGCTGTTAATAAAATAACAGGTCGCGCAAAGGTTCCTGCTAATGAAGAACTAGCAATGCCAATGCTTGAAGGTGGTAAGAAAAAGAAAACAGAAAAAGAATCAGCGCCTGGAGATACTCCTATAAGAATGCCTTCTGGTAATGTTGGCGATTCAGATACAGGGAGAATATAATGGCAGCAATAATTAAACCACTCGGAACAGAATCTGTTTGTAATACAATAACCTTTAGTTCTTATAGCAACAGCGCATTAGTAAAAATATCACATGCTTCTGCAGTTACAACTTTAGCTTTAATTACATGTAAAGATTCTACAAATACTACTACTAAATGGACAATGTCTATTATTGGTGGTGAAACATTGATTGTTGAAAAAGGTGCAACAGATATTTTGACTTCGAATAACACAGCTGCTACATTAGTAGCTGTTCCTGTTGCATATAAGAATTAAGAGGAAAACATGAAACTCTTTACAGAATTAGTTGAAGACGTTCAGTTCGTTACCGAAGCAAAAGAAAACGGTAAGAAAGATTGTTTCATTGAAGGCATTTTTCTTCAGGCTGAATTACAAAACCGTAACGGTCGTGTTTATCCAATAGGAGTATTGGAAAACGAAGTCAAGCGTTACATGAGAGAAACCGTTGATAAGGGTCGCGCCTACGGCGAGCTTGGTCACCCAGCTGGTCCATCTATTAATCTTGATAGAGTATCACATATTATTACAGAGTTGAAAAGAGATGGAAATAACTTTCTTGGAAAAGCTAAACTTACAGAAACTCCTATGGGAAACATTGCACGTGGTTTGTTGGAGTCTGGTGCTAACCTTGGCGTTTCTTCCCGTGCTATGGGTTCACTAAAAGAATCAAACGGTAAGATGATCGTACAAAGCGATCTAAAGCTTTCAACCGCTGCTGACATTGTTGCTGATCCTTCCGCCCCTGATGCATTCGTTAAGGGTATTATGGAAAACGTAGAATGGATTTATGATCCAGTAAAGAATACTTGGCGTGAAGAAAAGCTTCATGAAACTAGAAAAGCAATTCATAACATGTCAAAATCACAACTCGAAGAGCAGCGTTTGGCTATTTTCGAAGATTATATTGCTTCATTAGCAATAAAGAACAAATTTATATAAATAATTTTAAATTCTATTAAGGAGATTTTTTAATGGCTAACGAACAAAATAAGGACTTAGAAAATATGGAAGAGCTTCCTGTTGATGCAATTGAAAATGAAGAGGAATCAGAACTTGATGAAGAATCAATGGCTGCTGCAACTCTTAAGCCAAATTCTAAGCCTGCTCCTGATGCCAAGTCAAAGATTGGTATGATGCAGTCAGTTATGGGTCAGATGCATCAGATGTCAAAGGGTGATCTTACTCATTGGTTCAATGCAACTATGGCTCAGTTTGGTCCAGGTAAAACTTATGGTGTTGGTGACAATTCTGCAAGTAACGCCTCAACTATCGATATGACTACTGGTAAGGGTCCAAAAACTAAGGACGGAATGCCAAAGCTTAATATGAAAGAAGACGTTGAAGAAATGTTTGCTGGTTCTGATCTTTCCGAAGAATTTAAGGACAAGGTATCAACCCTTTTCGAAGCAGCTATTTCTGCCCGCACTATCACAGAAACTGCCCGTCTCGAAGAAGAATTTGAACAGAAGCTTGAAGAACAAGTATCTATTATCAATGAAGAACTTGCTTCAAAAATCGACACTTATCTAGACTACGTAGTAGAAAACTGGATGAAAGAAAACGAAGTAGCCATCGAATCAGCTCTCCGCAATGAGATCATGGAAGAATTTATGGATGGTCTAAAGAATCTTTTCTCAGAGCATTATATCAATGTTCCTGAAGATAAGGTAGAAGTTCTAGAAGCTCTTGCTCAGAAGGTAAGTGAACTAGAAGTAAAGCTTGATGAAACAATTTCCGAAAACGCAATCCTAAAGGGTGAGTTAGTAGAAGATCAAGCTAGAGGTATTTTTGAAGAACTTGCTTCTGACCTTGCACTAACACAGCAGGAAAAATTCTCAGCTCTAGCCGAAGGAATTGAATTTGACGGCAATCTTGAAACATATGCGAAAAAGTTGAACATCATTAAGGAAAACTATTTCCGTACTGAACCAGCTTCATATTCTTCTAATATCGAAGAAGAAACATTCGAAGGCGAAATTTCTGAATCAACTCGTTACGTAGATCCAAACGTTAACCGTTATGTTCAGGCTATTGCCAGAAACGTTAAAAAGTAATTTTTTATAAATAAAATTAAATCCTATTTAATAACCCGAAAGGAAAAATAAATGTATCTAGCTGAGGAAATTCAAAACAAGTGGGCACCTGTCCTTGACCATGACGCTCTTGGCGTTATTAAGGATCAGCATCGCCGTTCCGTAACTGCAGTAATGCTTGAAAACACTGAGAAGGCTCTTATGGAATCTGCTGCTCATGGTCAATATCAGACTATGATGACAGAATCTCCAGTTCCAGCCAACTTCATGGGCGCTTCCAGCTCAACTGCTGGTGCTGGTGGTATCGATACTTTCGATCCAGTACTTATTTCTCTAGTACGTCGTGCAATGCCTAACCTTATTGCCTATGACATCTGCGGCGTTCAGCCAATGACTGGTCCAACTGGCTTGATTTTCGCAATGCGTTCACGCTATGCTAACCAGGCTGGTGATGAAACCTTCTACAACGAAGTGAATACTTCATTCTCATCTGTTACTTCTGGTGCTAACACTTTCGGTAACAAGTTTGTTGGTTCTATCCCAGGCGCTTCAAACACTTCACCACTTACAGCTGTTAATACATATAACACTGGTACTGGTATGACAAGAGCCCAGAGCGAAGCTCTTGGAACTGATTCAAATACTGCTTTCCCACAGATGGCTTTCAGCATCGAAAAGGTTACAGTAACTGCTAACACTCGTGCCCTAAAAGCAGAATACACTATGGAACTTGCCCAGGATCTTAAGGCAATCCATGGTCTAGACGCTGAAACAGAATTGTCAAATATTCTATCAGCTGAAATTCTTGCTGAAATTAACCGTGAAGTTGTTCGTACTATCAACATCACTGCTGTTGCTGGTGCTCAGGATAACGTAACTACTGCTGGTATCTTCGATCTTGATACTGATTCTAACGGTCGTTGGTCAGTTGAAAAGTTTAAGGGTCTTATGTTCCAGCTTGAAAGAGAAGCTAACCAGATTGCTAAGCAGACTCGTCGTGGTAAGGGTAACATCGTTATCTGTTCTTCAGACGTTGCTTCTGCTCTTCAGATGGCTGGTGTTCTTGACTACACCCCTGCTCTTAACTCAAACAATCTTCAGGTAGATGACACTGGTAACACTTTCGCTGGTGTTCTTAACGGTCGTCTAAAGGTATACATCGATCCATACGCAATCGGTGGTAACTACCTAACTGTTGGCTATAAGGGTTCGTCAGCTTTCGACGCTGGTCTATTCTATTGCCCATACGTTCCTCTACAGATGGTTCGTGCAGTTGATCAGGATTCCTTCCAGCCTAAAATTGGTTTCAAGACCCGTTACGGCATGGTAGCAAATCCATTCGCTGAAGGTGCAAATAAAGGTTCTGGTCGTTCAAACGTAATCAGCACTAACGTTTACTATCGTCGTATTATCGTAAACAACCTAATGTAATATTAGGAAGAAGACGGTTTCAAGCCGCAAACTTAAGGGGATCTTCGGGTCCCCTTTTTTTCATATAAATAGTTGATGTATAATGGAGGAATGTTATGAGCGCAATTGACAATACACCACAAAACAAAAACTTTTTAAGCCCTCTTAATTTTAAATTTCAAATTAAGAAAGCACCACATGTTAACTTCTTTGTTCAAAGAGTTAACATACCTGATATCGCAGTTCGAACTCCTGAAACAATGAATCCTTTTGTTAGAATTCCTTATCCTGGCGATCACGTGGAATATGGAATATTTAACATATCATTTAAGGTAGATGAAGACCTGCAAAACTATCTAGAAATTCATAAGTGGTTAAGAGCCTTTGGTAAACCAGAAGAATTCGAAGAGTATAAAAACCTAGCAGATATTGCTTCTTGGACTGGCGATGGTTTGTATTCAGACATATCGCTTATGATTCTTGCAAGCACTAAAATGCCAAACTATGAAATAGTATATGTCGATGCATTTCCTATATCCCTATCAGGTTTGAATTTCAACACTGTAGATTCTGATATCAAATATGTCGAAGCTTCTGCTACTTTCAGATACACTTATTATACAATATCTAAAATTTAGCTTTACTTTCTACTAAAAGTATAATATTATATAATATTAATACTTTAGAGAGTTGCAATGAAAATCGAAGATATTCTTGAACAGTGGAAACAAGATTCAGAAATAGATCGTACAGAGCTCGGCGACGAGGCTCTGAAGATACCAAAACTTCATCACAAATACTTTCAAATTTACATACAAGAAAAACTTGCTCTTCGTTCACTCGATGCTGATATGAAAAAGTTAAAGCTCGATAAGCATGAGTTTTTTACACAGGGTCATACTGAAGAAACTAGATCTAAGATGTGGGAGTTACCAGCTCGTGGCCTTATTCTTAAAACAGATATACCTATGTACATGGATGCTGATAAAGATCTTATTAAGCTATCGCTCAAGATTGGTGTACAGCAAGAGAAATTAGAATTACTTGAATCGATAATCAAAAGCTTAACTAATAGAGGCTTTCAAATTAAGTCAGCTATTGAGTGGCAGAAATTTACTATGGGAGCATAATGGAAATAATTGAAATAGAAAAAGTCAACGAGACTTACAATAAAATTATTGCTGACCCTTCAACAATTATGGAGTTGAGTGGGTATTTCACGTTTGATGTTCCTGGCGCTAAGTTCACACCAGCCTATCGTAACAAATATTGGGACGGTAAGATACGCCTTCTTAATACAATGACGTGTTTACTTTATGCTGGTCTCAATTCATATGTTGAAGAGTTTGCCAACAAACGTAATTACCTAATAGTATATAAGTCAGATTTTTCCGCTGACGAATTTTCTGTTAAAGAAGCAAAAGATTTTATACAAACTTTAAACTTACCTGAAAAATATAACCCAAGAGATTACCAACTGGAGGCTTTTATACATGCTGTACGTCATCGTAGATCTTTACTTCTCTCACCCACAGCCTCAGGCAAATCGTTTATCATCTATTTAATAACGAGGTACTACCATGCACGGACTCTTATTATTGTCCCAACTACTTCTTTGGTTAGTCAACTTGCCTCTGACTTTAGCGACTATGGCTTTGTATCTGATAGGTACGTTCATCGAATCTTTGCTGGACAAGATAAACAAACGAATAAACCAATTACCATCTCAACCTGGCAGTCGATATATAAACTTCCTAAAGAGTATTTCGAACAATTTGATGTGGTCATAGGCGATGAAGCCCATCTTTTCAAAGCTAAATCTCTTACTACTATTATGTCTAATCTTGATAGTTGTAGATTTCGCTTCGGGTTTACAGGTACTTTGGACGGCACTCAAACTCATAAGCTTGTTCTTGAAGGTTTGTTTGGTCCTACTAGGAAAGTTACTAGCACTGCTGAGTTAATAGAACAGAAACATCTGGCAGAATTTAAGATCAAAGCAATAGTGCTTTCTTACCCAGAAGAAGTAAGAAAGATGATCGCACGTGCGACTGACTACCAAGCCGAGATGGATTATCTTGTAAGACTAGAAGCTCGTAATAAGTTTATACGTAACCTCGCGCTATCGCTCGAGGGCAACACATTGTTGCTGTTTCAATATGTTGATAAACATGGTAAAGGTCTTTATGATAAATTAATGCAGGAAGCAGGAGATCGTAAAATATTTTACGTATCTGGTGAAGTTGATGGAGAGGAACGTGAAGAAATTCGTAAGATCGTTGAAGCAGAACAAAACGCAATTATCGTTGCTAGTTATGGAACTTTCTCCACAGGTGTTAACATTCGTAATTTGCATAACGTTATATTCTCTAGTCCTTCCAAATCTAAAATTAGAAACTTACAGTCTATTGGTCGAGGACTACGTAAGTCAGATAGTAAGGATAGCGCAACGCTTTACGACATTGCCGATGACATGAGCTGGAAAAGTAAGAAAAATTTTACTCTACTTCACTTTATGGCACGTATAGGGATATACAATGAAGAGAAATTTCCGTATAAGATCTATAACGTAAACCTTAATATATGATCACAACAGTACTGATTATACTGTAATTTTGAAATAAGTAAAGGGATAAAAATGGCCAGAGTAAAAAATTATATCAATAATAAAACATTGTATACTTCGATGGTTGAATATAAAACAAAATTAAACCAAGCTTTTCGTGAAGATAAACCAAAGCCACAAGTATCTAATTACATCGGTCAGTCTATTCTTTTAATTTGTAATAACTTGGCCAAGAAACCTAACTTCTCTGGTTACACCTATAAACAGGATATGATCTCTGATGGTATAATTGATTGTATAGCAGCCGTTGATAATTTTGATCCTGATAGAACTAATAATCCCTTTGCATATTTTACACAAATAGCCTGGAATGCATTCATAAGAAGAATACAAAAAGAAAAGAAACAGACATATATCAAACATAAGAATTTTGAAAACAGTTTCCTTATGAATGAATTGTGGGATGATGCTGAAAATATTCATTTAAAAGCAAACGAATATTCATCAGAGGTTGTAAGGTCGTATGAAAATAAGTTGACTAAACCTAAGAAACAGGGTAAACTAAAAGGAATTGAAGTGTTTTCAGTTACAGAAGACGAGGTAAAAAATGAAGAATGAACATCTAGTACCAGTCAATATTGTTGATTTGGTAAATAAACTCAGTGATCTCTCAGTAAGAGAAAATGAACGTAATAACTACGTTCTTCGTTTAGAAGCAACAGCTGCTTATATCAATGAGTCTTTGGTCAAACACAAAACACAAACTGCAGCTTTTACAAAGAAGAAAAACTTTAGATGAAGTTAGCAATTATCACTGATACACATTGGGGAGTTCGTAATGATAACATTGCCTTCATGGACAACAGTAAGCGATTTCTTGATGAAGTATTTTTACCATATTTGGACAATAACAATGTCTATACTGTTTGTCATCTTGGTGATCTTGTAGACCGTCGTAAGTATATTAATTTCAATACTGCACTTCGTCTCCGTCAAGATTTCCTTGAACCTCTTTTCCAACGAGATATTGAGCTTCACCTTATCGCTGGTAATCATGATACTTACTTTAAAAACACTAATCGAGTCAATGCGCTTCGCGAGTTAGTTGAACGTAAGTACGCTGATCAATTTATAATACACGATCATAATCCTTGTGAGTGGATGTTTGATGGTACAAATGTGTTAATGCTACCTTGGATTTGTGATGAGAACAGAGAGGCAAGTTTACATGCAATCAGAAACACTAGCGCCCAAATCGTCATGGGACACTTGGAGCTCCAAGGCTTCGAGATGTTTCGTGGGTCTATTGTCTCACATGGCGATGATCCCAGTTTATTTGACCGTTTCGATACTGTTATGTCTGGCCATTATCACCATCGCAGTTCTCGCGGTAATATTCATTATCTCGGTAGCCATGCTGAGTTCACTTGGTCTGATTACTCCGACCCAAGAGGGTTTCACATATTCGATACGAAAACGAGAGGGCTGACCTTTATTGAGAACCCATACAGGATGTTTAAGAAAGTATGGTATAATGATGCTGATGCCACTTTCTTAAACTCCGAGATAGATTATGCTCAGTATAAGAATTGTATGCTTAAGGTTATCATTCAAGAGAAAACAAATTTGTTTTGGTTTGATAAGTTTATCGAAAATATCGAATCAGAAAATCCTCTTGATATTCAGATTGTTGAAGATCACCTTAATCTTAACCTTGAAGAAGATTCTGATATTGTTAATGAAGCAGAATCAACAATTGATATTTTTAAGAAGTACATTAGCGGGTTCGATGAGAAAACTGTTAACAAAGAAAAACTTGAAAAGAAAATTGTTGAATTGTACAACGAGGCTTTGACTATTGAATGATTATATTTAAAAAACTGCGTTGGAAAAACTTTCTTTCTACAGGTAATGTTTTTACTGAAATTAATTTGAACGAACATAACACCACGCTTATCGTTGGTGAGAATGGTGCAGGCAAATCAACAATGCTTGATGCGCTTTCATTTGTTTTGTTCGGCAAAGCATTTCGTAAGATCAACAAGCCTCAGCTACTCAACTCAATCACTCTGAAAGGATTGGTTGTAGAGGTTGAGTTTTCTATTGGCGTCAATCAATATAAAATTGTAAGAGGTATTAAGCCAGTAGTATTTGAAGTTTATCAAAACAACAATTTGATGAATCAATCTGCTGAGATGAAAGACTATCAAGAGATTCTTGAAAAACAAATCATCAAGGTAAACCATAAGTCGTTTTCGCAGGTTGTTGTTCTTGGGTCAGCCACCTTTCAACCGTTTATGCAGTTGAGCCCAGCACAACGACGTGATATAATTGAAGACCTTCTTGATCTTCAAATATTCACAACGATGAATTCATTGTTGAAAGATAAGATAACAGTAAACACTGGAAACATTCTAGAGGCTAATAGTAAAAGAAAATTAGTTGAAGAGAAAATTAAAATTATTACAGAGCATCTTATTGAGATGCAAAATAATAATGATCAGTTGATAGCCGAAAAGAATTCTAGGATAGAAGAAACTGATAAACAGATTTCAGATCTTACTGACCAGTATCATATTATCGATAATCAGATTAAGAACCTCAAAGAAGATACTGAAGATGAACCTAAGATAGGTAAGCGTATCAATCAGCTTTCGCAGCTTAGACATAAGATTGAAGCCAAGCGTGCATTGCTTGATAATGATGTTAAGTTTTTTAAAAAGCACGAGAACTGCCCTACGTGTACTCAGTCTATCAGTTTCGAGTTTCGTGAAAGAACTTTGTCTAATAAGAATAATGAGATTGAGAGTATTGATACTGCTCTTACTGATCTCGTTTCTCAATACGAAGAAGCTAATGTTCGTTTGAATGAAATCATTGAGATACATGCTCAAATCAATACATTCCAGTTCGATACTCATAAGATCAAAACTAAGATAAGTTCTCTTATAGAATATCGCAACACATTGGATGAAGAAATAAAATCTATCAATAAGAAAACAGTTGAACAAGATGATACTAAGATAACTGATCTTGAAAAAGAATTAACAGAGATTAAAAAAGCTACGAACGAACTTAATGACGACAAACAAGTTCTAGCAGCTGCAGCTTCTTTGTTGAAAGATGGTGGCATCAAAGCAAGGATTATCAAACAGTATGTTCCTGTTATTAATAAGCTTATCAATAAGTATCTTTCAGCTATGGATTTCTTTGTACAGTTCGAACTTGACGAAGAATTTAATGAAACAATCAAGTCGCGCTTCAGAGACGAGTTTTCTTACGCCTCATTTTCTGAGGGTGAAAAGATGCGAATTAATCTTGCTATCTTGTTTACATGGCGTGCTGTGGCTAAGTTGCGTAATTCTATCTCTACTAACCTGCTTATTATGGATGAAGTTTTCGATAGCTCCTTAGACTCGAACGGAACAGAAGAATTCCTCAAGATAATTATTAGCTTGACTTCTGATACAAATACCTTTATTATAAGTCATAAGACTGATCAGCTTTACGACAAGTTCTCTAAGGTGATCAAGTTTGAGAAAAACAAGAACTTCTCAAGGATTGCATAATGTTTGATACAGTGGTAGTTGACGATCTCTTAAACCATAAAGATCAAGGTCGTCTTCATGACATGATAATGCATCATGTTGAGTGGAAATTCTTGAACGACGTCAGCGGTAACAACAATCAACCATTTCCTTCGAATGGTTTCGTGCACGTCACTAAGCATCCAGAGTTTGCCAACCCCTCTATCATTTACGATGTTTTACTAGGAATGTTCAAAGAAAGGTTGCAGCAATTTGTTCCTGGATACAAAGAAATTTACTATAATCGTATTTTTCTCCAGCTCCCTTTAGCAAAGCACTTTAAAAAGGAACACAATGGAGTTCACGTCGATCTTCCTCCTCATCTTCCTCATGTGGCTTGTGTGTATTACGTTAATGATTCTGATGGAGATACTATTATCTACGAGCAGACGATTAATGATGTTCCAGGAGGATCTCAAAACGTACAACTCACAGAACACAAAAGGGTTACGCCGAGACGTGGCAGAGCAGTGTTTTTTGATGGTTCTCGATATCATTGCAGCAGTCAGCCTACTCTCAATTATCGTACTATCATTAACTTTGATTTGACTGTATGATTTGGCGTATCTGGGCAAAAGCTCTCGGTGAAAAAACTGGGAAAGATGATAGAGAAGCTGACAAAGTTGCGATAATTCGCACTTGTATAGTTCTCTGTTATGTTATAACTAACATCTTTATCATAGCAGGAGTTATACGGCATTGGTAGTAACTTTAGAAACAGATCCTGAAACTGGCGATCTTATCCTTCCTATCCCAACAGAGCTATTGTCTCAAATGGGATGGATCGAAGGAACAGAACTGTTTTGGATTGATAATGAGAATGGCACATACAGCCTGAAGGAAAAGAAAAATGGAACTAGTGAAGAGCAACGATCTGATACTGACGACTCCGTGTCAACAGTTCAACTTTCAGGATCCACCATTCGACCCGATTGAGTTTGCCAAAGAACTTGTATCTTTCATGTACGAGAGTAACGGTATTGGTCTTGCTGCTAATCAGGTAGGAGTTCCTTATCGTGTGTTCGCGATGCGTGGTTCTCCGGAAAACTTTGTCTGTTTCAACCCCAAGATCGTACAACCTTCAGAGGCTCAAGTTACCCTTGAAGAAGGGTGCTTGACTTTTCCAGGTTTAACGGTTAAAATAAAAAGACCACAACATGTTCGTGTTCGTTTCACGAAACCTAACAACGAAACTATTACTAGACAGTTTACAGGTATGACTGCTCGCATATTCCAACATGAACTAGACCATTTAGATGGTGTTGTGTTCTACAATAAAGCAAACAGATTTCATCGCGATAAAGCTTTAGAAAAGTGGCGGCGTGGTGATGTTTCGACATTAAACGTAAATACGGATCTTAGTAAATATGAATATCTTCTACGTTGATCATGACCCTATGAATGCAGCGGAAGCTTTAGTTGATAAGCACGTTGTTAAAATGATTCTCGAGAGCGCACAGCTGCTCTCGACTGCGCATCGTGTGCTCGATGGCGAGTTAGTTGATGGCATCAGAGTAAACTTAGATACAGGTAAATCTCGCAAAACAAAGGCATATATACTTGCTGATGCTCGTGATTCAGTTATCTATTCTGCTACTCATATGAATCACCCATCGGCTGTTTGGTGTCGTAACTCTGTACAGAATTATGATTGGCTTGTTGATCATATGTTTGCATTAATGCGCGAGTACACTCATCGCTATGGTAAAACTCACAAGTGTTACGGTGAGATATCGTACATGCTGCAGTCTCCTCCAAAGAATCTTAAAGATTGGGACTGGACTCCGATGCCTTCTTGTATGGCAGATGAATATATTATTTCAGATGACCCCTTGACTAATTACCGAAACTATTATAAGATTGGTAAATCGAATCTTCACAAATGGACTAACAGAGAACCTCCGGAGTGGATCAATGAGCAGGTATGATATGGGTAAATTTGAATGGGACTGGTTTATTGGTTGGACTGGTGCGACGGTAATAATTTTGGGTCTTGTAACTGCAATTTATTTTGGTTCTATTGATAATAGTCAAAAGTATTATGCATCAATGGATAAATGTATTGCTGCTGGTGGTTCATTCATTCCTATGCGTGGAAGTGAAGCAATTTGTATTCAGGGAATAAAGCAATGAGTTTTTATACAGACGTGCGAGATTTTCATCAGGCATTCGGGCAGCGTGTTGGCGAGAAGCCAGAGTTTCCTGATGGCGCGGAACGTTGTCTTAGAACGAGACTTTTACAAGAAGAATTTGAAGAATATCTTTTAGCTGAAGGGCAAACCGACCTTGTTGAAGTTGCCGATGCACTTGCTGACATTATCTATATTGCTTGTGGCACTGCCGTTTCTTACGGTATTCCTTTGGACGATGTTTTTGCTGAGGTCCATCGAAGCAATATGGCAAAGCTTGTCGATGGCAAGGTAATTCGTCGTGCTGATGGTAAAGTACAGAAGCCAGAAGGCTGGACTGCTCCGGATATTAAGGGCGTATTAGAAAAGTCACACCAAGAATATATTTGTAAAATTGCATCAATCACGCTATAATACAAGTATATATACTAGACAATTCTAATACAGGAGGCATAAATGGTAGAAGTACTTGTTCGTCAAAAAATTGATTCTGAAGAAACATTAGGCACATTCATTTCAAATAATTATTATGATCGTGTTATTGAAACTGATTGTGATCTTTATGCCTGGAATCAAACAGGTATCAACGACGAATCTAATATCATTTTCAAGTTTCGTAAAAACACATTTACGAAAGAAGAATGTGATGCTGCTTATGCTGGTCTCAGAGAAGCTGCAGTAGAATCACAAAATCGTGGTTTGGCTGCTGGCCCTCGTGGTGATTTCCTTGGTACAGCTGGTCGTGGTGGACGCGATTGGGTCACTGCTGAACATGAAGATATCTTGTTCTTCCTATCAAGAACAGTTAATTCTATTGATAGCGGAGATACCATAGATACTATTCGTCAAACTCACAAGAATAATCCTAGAGAAGAAACACGTGGTAGGGTTTGGCTTCGTTCAGAAGTAATGAAAGCATATCCTGAATATCATGGTTGGTTCGAAAGATGGCTTATTGATGTCGCTAGTATGTCTCGTGAAGAGCAGCGTAAAGAAGCCGAGTTTGTAATTGATAAGTATATTTCCGATACCAACTACGCTCAGTCAGTTATGTCTGGTATTGCTGGATACTTCGATCGTTATCCTCGCATTCCTTACGGTCGCGAAACATCATATACTGAGAAGAACCGCCAGAAGTTCGCTCTCTGTTATCCTTACCTTCAAAAACTTAACTCACAGTTTGCAAAACTGATTCCTAACAGATGGAAAGCGCAGAATGATCAAGCAAACAAACTTGACTCAAGATTCCGCATTGATGGCACTGTCTTTACTACTCTTACTGTTAACCACAATTGGCGTACTGCCTGCCATCGAGATGCTGGCGATCTTACTACTGGCTTCAGTAATATTTGTGGGGTTACTGGTCCAGAGGGTAAAGGATGGAGAGGTGGTCAGTTTATTCTTCCTGAGTACCGCATTGCAATTAATCTCCAGCCTGGTGATATGTTGCTTGTCAATAACCACGAAGGAATTCACGGAAACGATGAACTTATTGGCGATGATAACGACCGTATGACTATCGTTGCGTACTTCCGTGAAAAGATGCTAGAGCTTAAGTCATGGGAATATGAGAACCTTCGTAAGCAGTTTGTTGACGAGAGGCGTTTGGACAAGAGTCATAAGTTTCAGCGCCCTCTTTGGAATGGTGTATCTCCTGGTATGTGGGAAGATCAAGAGTGGTACGATTACATGAAAACTCATAACATCCCTAATCCTTATGCTAAGCAAGAAACTGCAAGCTTGGACGCATTCTTTTAATGTGTGGCGTTCTTGGTATTGCTATTAAAAACTTCAAAGAGGAAGATCACGATTTAGTTCGTGGTCTTTTCGTTCAATCTATGATTCGTGGTAAGCATGCGACTGGCGTTTCGTATGTAAAAAGTGGTATTGTAAATACTATTAAAGAACCAATACCTGCTGACGAATTTATTGCGAAACAAAATTTAAACGATTGGAAAAATGAAGATGGAAATTTATATTGTGTTGGTCATATTAGGTACTCCACTTCTGACTTGCGTTTCAATCAGCCTATGGCTAGTGATAGGCTATCTATCGTCCACAACGGTATCATATCTCAAGAACCTCCTGAAACTTGGGAGGACAAATACAAACTCAGACCAGAAACCTCTAACGACTCCGAGCTTGTTCTGCGAGCAATGGAAGAAGATTTAAATCCTCTACATCATTTCGATCCTGCTTCGATGGCTGTTTGTGCTTTATATGATGATAAAAGATTAGTTGCATATCGCAATCATGAACGACCACTATACTATTCATTAAGTAATAACGGAATTGCTTTTGCATCAACAGCGGATATCTTGAAAAGAGCTGGCTTTCCTTTTTCAGTAAAAGTTAACATGTATGAAATTAATACTATTGAAAATTTCGAAGTTTCAAGCTATACTATAGATACTGATTATGAGGATTTACAATGAATTATAAACCAGAAAGCTTTACATGGGGTATGGAAATTGAGTGGGGCGACATTCCCCGCTCATTCATCATTCCGGAACACCTTGGTTCTTGGGAATATAGCGAACGCGATATTATCAATACCAAAGAGCCATACAAGAATGTTTGTGCTGACCCATTGGGTATTGAACCTCCTGTTGGTGGCGAGATCAATACAAAGCCAACCAAAACTTGGCAGGAACAGGTTGATAGGTATTTCGAGTTAAAACAATTGTTTGTAGATGCTGGTCATGAGCCAACCATTTGTACAACAACTCATACACACATTCATTGTTATGTTCCTGGGTTAAAAGAAAACGTAACGGCTCTTAAACGATTCTCAAAGTATGTTAAGGAAAATCAACATACAGCTATTGATTATGCTTATGGTTTTTATAACGTCGACGAAATGAAAGAAGTTAAAGGTGCAAAAACCTATCTTAAATACGATGGCGGTAGGTTTGTTCCTGATTACATTTGTGATAATATTATAAACCTAGCGACTAACTTTGATCATTTTATCAAGCTGCATGCTGCTGGTAAAGATGGTGTATCTATGGGTCGCCCGTTTCGTTATGGTATCAACACATATGCAATGAAACATATTGGCACAATTGAGTTTCGTTTCTTCAGAGCTTCTCTGGTTCGTGAGCAAATTGAATCTTGTTTCCGATTCACTAGCGATTTTATTGCTGCAGCTCTTAACGATGGCCCTTCTGCTCGTGATTTGATTGCAAATAATAATTATAAATTCCCTCCAATGATTTGGAGCCTTGAACAATTTAAAGGTTGGGAGGCTACCAAACATCCGGAAGATAGAGGTAAGAAACAAAGGAAGTTCGTTGAGGTTTAAATTTACAACCAGAGAAGAGTTTATTTCTTTCATAACAGATCGTAAAGAAGATAAGTTCGCCAAGACATTTGTTGCTAAATGCGACATGCTTAAGAAATGGGATTGGGTGTTGGGTTTATGGGATGAGGATGAATTGTGCGGAGCTATTCTTGTTACGTATTCTAAACGTCAACCAATCGTAGCAAACCTACAACTTCTCCATACATTCTATAAACATCGTAACAAGGGCATTGCAAAATGCCTTTGTGATATAGCATTGGTTAATGCTTGCAAGCTTAAGGTAGATTATTTCCGAGTATCAGCTGATCCTGGAGCTATTAAATTCTATGAGAAAATTGGTTTAATGATGCTTGGGGAACAAAAGAGCAAATGCCAGCTTTCCATGTTTCGTATTACTTCTCCCTTCTTTGAAGAGAACGATTACGTCATTGATTCGTTCATATACAAACAGATGACGAGAAAAGGAAAGGGCGGATGCATTAAATTTTTTGTAGAGCATAATTTCGCTTGCCTTCCAGAATAAAATATGGTATTATATAATTCTTGAGCGATGAAAAGAAAACTCAAGAATTTTAAAATGGTCCAAAAAAGGAGAGACCTATGAACTACGAAGCTATTTGTTATTACTGGCAGAATATTGAAACACAAGAGATTGTGTATCTTGGATATCATAAAACCGATGATGAAGACGGTGATTATTATACAGCCAGTACCGAGAACCCTGCATTCCACGATCTTTGGAATAAGGGTCTTTTGAAACGAGTCGTGTTTTTCAAAGGAACAGTTGAGCAGTGTGTGTCATTCGAGCATTACATTCTTTCAAAAATGAACGCTAAACATAATACCATTATGTTCAACGAGTCCAATGGTGGTGGTGCTGGATGTAATTTAGTGCTTGTTAACGATTTGATGAAAATTCAAGCTGACAAAGTTATTAGTGGACAATTTAAAAATTGTATTATACATCACAGTGAGTTGGAAAAAGTTATACAAGCTAAAGAAATTTTAGAAAAAGTTAAAACAAATAACATGTTTAACTATTTTCAAACAGCAGAAGTTTATGTTGGTGAGCTGCGTAACATGCAGCGAATTCAAATTCGACATCAGCGTCGATTGCAAAATCATATTAATATGATTGCAGATAGAATGGCCGATCCTGCTGAAGCTCGTAAACACGTCAAGCCAGTAATTGTTGTTGTTTCTAGAAACAATGTTAAGAAAATTCTAAATGGTAATCATACTTTAGAAGCAGCAATTAAGGCAAAATGGACAACGTTGCCTGTTATGTATATACCTTCAGAAGAATTTAATGACGACTTTTCTACCATGGAACATTTTGGTAAAACCATTAATATAGTTCCAGAAGTTAGAGAAGGTAATTCCAAAGAAGATGTGAAGAGAACTATTCTTTCTTTAAAAGAAAAAGGAATTTCATTTTATTCTGATGAGATGAAACTGATCCTACAAAATTTGTACAGTCAAGAATATTCATCAAGTTCAATTTCTGGTTTGATCGCTGCTGTTCGTAAACAGCATTTTCTTGAACATGAAGGTTCTAAGTATAATTTCTATAATTATGATAAGGGTGAACTTGATTCTAGAGTCAATGATTATTTGACCGCTAATCCAAACAGTGGTTGTATCTCTCAATCTGCCGAAAGAGTAATTTTTGCTGGTATCGGCGGTGTTGTTAATAGCTTGCGCCAAAGAAGTAGAGATTGGAATAATCCAAAGGGTAAAATTTTTATTCACTATAGTAACATCAAAGATTGGCGAGATCGTGCAACAATAAATCGGGCGATTGAAGATTGTTTGGAAATTGCTAAATTAAATTGGATCGAGCTTGAATATCTTCCTTGTTTCTATGATACAGAGAAAGATACTTTAACACATGAGCCGCCTGTTGCCTCAGAAGCAGCGTAAGCAAGAATTTATCAATTGGTATCGCTGGTCGCTTTCTATCAAGGATTGCGATCCAGCGATATTCATGACGAACTACTTGTTCCGTAGGTTCGAGCATAACAGAGAACAAAAACTCTGGATTGCTTGGATCTATGGAACAACGTATTATCTTCCTACAACATGGGTGGTATGGAATGAATTCCCAGATTTCGAACTCGTCGGTGTCGAACGACTCCGCGAATGGAACAATAACAATTACAAACGGCTCCGTTATCAAACTGACACCAAGTGGAACAAAGGTCATCTTCCAGCCCAGTTCGAAAGCTATAAGCAATGGGTTGGTGATAAGTCTCAACGCCAAGCATTTGAACAATTCCTTACAGGCACCCCAAGAGAAAACTTCGAACAGCTCTGGCCAGAAGTAAAGAGCAAGTTCCACAAGTTTGGTAGATACTCAACTTGGTTTTATTTACAAACCCTTAAACAATGTTGCGATATGCCAATAGAACCGTCTACTCTTATGCTAGATGATCACGATGGTAGTCGTTCTCATCGTAATGGTTTGCTTATGGCTCTTGGGCTTGATGAATGGTACGATCAAAAACTTACACCATCTCAAGTAAACTATATTGAAGGTCAGGCTTATTATATCTTACAGGAAGTGAAACAGGAATTTCCTAACACCGACTATTTCGATATGGAAACCTGTTTGTGTTCATTCAAGAAATTATTCCGTAAGTCAAAGGGTAGATATCTTGGGTACTACCTTGATCGTCAGGCAGAAGAAATCCAGCAGTGTGAAAAAGATGGTTGGTTTGGTATTGACTGGCAACCATTATGGGATTCAAGAGTTGAAACTTTAGAAAATAAACTCTTGACTAATAAGATAGATAATAGTAAAATGAGTTTGTACCTTGATAATAATATACTAGATGCAACAGGACTTTTCGAAAAGAAAAGCGTTGGACTCGAGGAGTTTTTTTAATGAAGGTTATTGCTATTGGTGGAGAGCCAGGTGCTGGCAAGTCCACTTTGATGAAACGTCTTATCAAAGAGTTTAATGTTGTTCCAAAATATAATGAGTATAAACTTGTACCATATCTTCAATACTTCGAAATTTTTATTCTTGGTAAGTATGAAGAAGGCGAAGTGTTTTCTGGTACGGATAGAATGTCTATGGCGGTTCAGCCAGAGGCAATAAAATTCCTTGCCTATTTGCCAGAACATAGTATACTATTATATGAAGGCGATAGGTTATTCACATCATCGTTCCTTGAACATTGTGTTGAAAAATATGATACTGAAATTATCTATTTGAAAACTGATAAGTCAGTTCGCCAGGATAGATATAAGGAACGTGGATCCGAGCAAAACGAAACTTGGCTTGCTGGTCGCGAAACAAAGGTTTCAAATATTATGACTAACTTCGCTTTGATGTTTAATACAAAAACGTTTTCTAACAACACATTAGAAGAACAAGATGTAGTATTTGAATACATTAAAAATACAGTGAACAATGGTAAACATTATGAGCGATGAAACTAAACCATACGATCCATCGTTCAATCAAGCTTTGATTGTTTCTCCTCCTCCATATCCTTCTATTGAAGAACTTATCTCTATCTTTGTTAAAGAAAAGGAAACAGAAGTAATGATTTATAAATATGCCGAAAATGAAATTATCTCTGATTTTCATGACTATATAGATAAGACGTATGAGGAACACTATAAGACAAATATGAAGAGCATTGAATGTTTTGATGCTTGGATCGCTCTTGGTGATTCGACCGATACGTTTCGTAACACAGCATTAAAGTATCTTTGGCGTTATGGAAAAAAGAACGGCAAGAATAAAGCTGATTTGATGAAGGCTCTACATTACACACTAATGTGTTTGTATGTTGATCACTATAAGGATGATAAGTAATGGAAATTAAGATTGATCTTGAAGCTCTTAGAAAGCGTGGATTGTTTCTAGCAACGCCTATGTATGGTGGTGCTTGTGCTGGTATGTTTGCTAAATCAACAGCAGATCTTTCGGCTCTGTGTACCCAGTATGGTATCCCTCTTCAGATGTACTTCTTGTTTAACGAGTCATTGATTACTCGTGCAAGAAACTATTGCTGTGATGAGTTTATGCGTTCAACTTCTGAACACATGCTTTTCATTGACTCTGATATTGGATTTAATCCACAAGATGTTATTGCTATGATGGCTCTTCAGGCACAAGACGAAGAGAAGTATGAAATCATTGGTGGTCCTTATCCTAAGAAGTGCATTAGCTGGGAAAAGATTAAGTCTGCTGTTGATAAGGGTATTGCTGATGAAGATGCCAATGTTCTTGAAAAGTTTGTTGGTGACTTTGTTTTTAACCCAAAGGGTGGACAGCAGAGCATTGCTATCGGCGAGCCTTGTGAAGTTTTAGAAATTGGTACAGGTTTCATGATGGTTACTAAGAAGGCGATGCAAAAGTTTGCTGACAAGTATCCTGAATACCTCTATCGCCCCGATCATGTTCGCACTGAACATTTCGACGGTAGCCGTGAGATTATGATGTTCTTTCAGGCAGAGGTTGATCCTGTTTCTAAGCGTTATCTATCAGAAGATTATTGGTTCTGTCAGAAGGCACAAGCCGCTGATATTAAGACATGGTTCTGCCCATGGATGAAGCTCCAGCATGTTGGAACTTATATCTTTGGTGGATCATTGGCAGATCTAGCATCAATCGGTGCTGCTGCAACTGCTGACCCAGGTGCGCTTGGCGGCAAAAAGAAGAAGTGAGAAAGGGAACTACATTATGAAAATTGATGCATACACAATCGGTATTTTGAAGAACTTTGCTAAGATTAATCCTTCTATTCTTGTTCAAGAAGGAAATACTTTGAAGACAATCTCAACTTCAAAGACAATCATGGCTAGGGCGCATGTTACAACTCAGTTTGATACGCGATTTGCTATCTATAATCTTGATCAGTTTATTTCAACACTTAGTATCTTCAACGATCCAGAGTTGACGTTTTTTGATAAGGAAGTAAAAATTTCTGATAAGAAAATGAATATGAACTTTAAATATGCTGATGAGAATACTGTAACTAAGGTTCCTGAAAAGGAAATCAACTTACCTTCAATTGAAGTTTCGTTTAATCTTACTAACGAAAACTTGAAGGATGTTGAACGAGCTATTGGTATTCTTGGTTTGCCTGAAATTGTTGTTACTGGTGATGGTACAAACATTTTCTTGCAGGGTGTTGATAGTAAGAACATTTCTGGTCATGTTTTTTATATCAATATTGGCACAACTGATAAGGTATTCAAGGCTATCTTTAAGTCAGAAAATATTAAGGTAATTCCAGGTGATTATGAAGTTTCTATTTCCTCTCGTGGTATTTCCCACTTCAAGGGAAGTGAAGCAGAGTACTGGATTGCTGTTGAGCAAACGTCAACTTTCTAAGTTGACTTTTATTTCGGGAGGGTTTATAATAACCCTCCCTTTTTATTATGGAGCATGTGATGAACGAAGAATTTCTTTGGGTCGAAAAGTATCGCCCGAAAACAATTGATGACACCATCCTTCCTGTTGATTTGAAGGCAACCTTTCAACAGTTTGTTGATCAAAAGAATATCCCTAACCTTATCCTATCTGGTAGTGCTGGCGTTGGTAAAACGACAGTAGCCCGTGCTATGCTTGAACAGCTGGGATGCGACTACATTGTAATTAACGGATCTATGAATGGCAATATTGACACCCTCCGAAACGAAATCCTCAACTTCGCCAGTACAGTGTCCTTCTCAGGTGGACGCAAGTACGTTATCCTTGATGAGGCAGACTATCTCAACGCAAATTCTACACAGCCCGCACTACGTAACTTTATGGAAGAATTCTCAAGGAACTGCGGATTCATTCTCACATGTAATTTTAAGAACCGGATTATCGAGCCACTCCACTCTCGGTGTTCTGTAATTGATTTCAAGATCAGCAAGAAGGATATGGTCAAGCTCGCATTGCAGTTTATGAAGCGAGTTAACTTTATCCTCAATACAGAAAACGTTAAGTATGAATCAGCTGTAATTGCTGAGGTGATTCAGAAGCACTTCCCTGACTGGCGTCGTGTACTCAATGAGCTTCAGCGGTATGCGGTGTCAGGTAAGATCGATTCTGGCATTCTTGCTAATATGCAGGACAACAGTATCCGAGAACTAATTCATTTTATGAAGGATAGAGATTTTACTGAGGTTCGTAAATGGGTAAAAAACAATCTTGATACAGACGTCAATGTTTTGTATAACCAGTTCTATGATTCTGCTTCTGACTATTTCACACCTGATAGCATTCCTATGTTGGTGTTGCATATCGCAACCTATCAATACCAGAATGCGTTTTCTGCCAATCCTGAAATCAACTTCTCTGCATTCTGTGCGCATGTTATGCTTGACCTTGAGTTCGTCTGATGTTTTTAGATGTAACGCTAGAGCCAAGGAAAGTTGAAGTAGTAATTGAGGAAGAAGAAAAGAGATACGATTGGTGTTATGAAAACAGTATAAATTTTGGTAAAGTTCTTATAGACCTAGACAAGCCTCAAGAGTTTAAATATAATAAATGGCGCACCAACAGTTCTTTGTCTATGCACAAGGATACTATTGATGTTGCTCAGAAAATGAATCAGAATCACCACCTTTCTGATAAGCTTCATTATCATTTTCTTTTCCATAAGGTTCGTAAACAAAAACGGTATGGTAAAAAGAAAACCGAGGCAGAAAAGAAGCTCGAGAAGCAACTCGAGCAAGAAGCTAAGATAATCTCTTTAATCCAAGATTATTATAAATATAATATTGTGCGAGCGAAAGAGGCGTACAAGATCCTAACGAAGGATCAGATTGAATTGATTAAACAAAAACAAGAAAAAGGTGGAGCTAAATGAATGATTTACTTAACTCGTTAGTAGAGGTGAAGATAGCCGAAGAAGAAGATTTCCTAAAGATCAAAGAAACTCTCACTCGCATTGGTGTTGCCTCTCGTAAAGAAAAGAAACTTTATCAATCCTGTCACATTTTCCATAAGCAGGGCAAATACTACATTGTACATTTCAAAGAGATGTTCGCAATTGATGGTAAGCCATCTAACTTTTCTGATGAAGACAAGGGTCGCCGTAATAAGATCATTGAACTTCTTCAGGATTGGGGATTGCTTAAGGTCGTAGAAGCTCCTTCTATCAAGGATCCGTTAGCTTCTATGAGTCAGATTAAGATCATCAATCATAAAGAAAAAGATGAATGGACTCTCGAAGCCAAATATAATATGGGTCGTAAAAAGAAGTGAGGTAATTATTTGTTATGAAAATGCCGTGGATAATTCAGAGAAAACCTGCTACACCAGCCGAAGAACAGATAGAGCGAATTAAGGCTCTTCTGTTCCCACCCCTAGTCCTTCAACAAGAAATGCAAAGCGATGGGAACCCAATCAAGTTCCATATCGATTACTCTGCAGATTCTAATTTGGACGCTGCCCTCATGGATCTCCAAGAAGGGTATAATGATCCTGCTGCACATAAGACAATTCTTGATGTTATCAAGAGGCTAAATAAACTCCGAACGATGCTAGAAGCATACGCCGAACTTGACAAAGACGCCAAGTATATTTTAGTCGAGAACATGGAGCAGGATCCAGATGTTACAGCTGCAGAAAACTGACATAGAAGATTTTATGGAAGCTCTGGAGGAGATGATGGATTCCCGAGATGACATGTGGTTCGAGCAGAAATACTGTAACATCCATAAGTTTCTCTACATCAAAGAGCATAGATATGATCGCGCTAAGAAAAAAGTGCGCGACTATCTTGAGAAAATTATCGACACATCCTCAGAAAAATAACGCTTGACTTCTGACTCCCAATAGGGTATACTTAGTGAATAATAAGGGAGTCGCTGATGACGATGCATCTTCTACCTGCTTTTTATACCACTACTACTACTCGTAAACGTAAGCCTGGCAATAACAAACGCCAAGCTCTAGCTAGAGCTGAGCACGAGGCTTGGGTCCAGTCTATGACTGGTGGTAAAAAAGCTGATAAAAAAGTGCTTGACTTTAAATGGAAACAGCGGTATACTAATGATATGATGGTTGATCGGAGTGGTTACGTCTCTGCAGGAATGTCCGGTTCTGCGTCTTCCTGTACTAATCGTAGCCTGATGAGCAACCTCCATAAAGAGCCTGAACATGTCCGTAAGGAAATTCTGGCCAAGGCAAGCAGGGTTATGCCCCTGTTTAATAAAGGTGGGTTGCAGTACGCTACCCCAGAAACTGATATGACTCAAGTCGGTTCCAAGTCTAGGAGAGGTTAATGAAGATCGCTGATAAGCTTAAGAAGATTAATGGTTCTCTGACTGTTAATCTCTATGATAATGGATATATGGTTGAAGTGAGTGGTCGTGATTTCGATGACGACTATACTGATGTTAGGATCGTTTGTCTTACTGTTGAACAGATCAACGAGATTATCGCTGAAGCAGTGGAGATGGAGAAGTCCTAATGGTACAGATCCAGCTTCAAGATACTAGTGGTAACTGGCGTACTTACGGCGTTACCCAAGACAATTCCCAGAGAGTTCTCTCTGAGATGAAGCAGCTTGCTTCCAGGTTTCCCGATCAACGGGTCCGAGCTGTGGATATGGATGGAAAATTAGTTGACATTCTTTGAAAAAAAGTGGTTGACTTTAAGGCAAAAGTGAAGTATACTAACTAAATAATGAACCTTATGGAGAAATAGAATGACTCAGACTGCTCGTGTATTGACTGCCCTTCAGAATGGTGAGGAACTCACCGCCAAGCAGATTGCCTCACGCTTTAGTGTTGCTAATCCGCATGACGTTGTGTATCAGCTTCGTAACCAGGGTTACTGCATCTATCTTAATGAGAAGCGTAACTCGAAGGGCGATGTAAAGGGTAAGTACCGCATTGGTACTCCATCTCGTGCTCTAATCGCAGCTGGCTATAAGGCCATGTCTGCCGGTCTCGTCTAATAAGTTCCTGAAATAGGATCTTGAAGGCGGGACCCAAAAAGTCCCGCCTTTTTTATGCTTGACTTTAAAACGATTGTCAGGTATACTAAGTGAATAATAAAGACTACGCTGTTTGACATTGTTGGAAGCAGAAGCAATCGAAAGGTTGTTTCTTCATGGATATACAGAGCGACGCAAGATACCTTAGTGGTTGTCGGCATATCATGCGGTCTTGGTAGTGTTATGTACTGTAGGCATACAGGCTGTATATCTTTGAAGAAACAACTTATTAGGTGTGGTGTTATGGAAAATCCCAGTGTTCCTGGGCAGCGCACAGTCAATGGGTCCTCTGTCCTGCAGGCACGGCCAATACTGAGTTGTAATCGAAATAGGAGTCATGACCTGAAATAAGATTACAGAGTAAAGCGAACGGTATGGCGGTCTATCCATATCCATAACATGACATCACTCCTAATAAGCATTGGACTCTTAGCGCAATGGTAGAGCATCGGACTTTTAATCCGCTGGTTCCGGGTTCGAGTCCCGGAGAGTCCACCATAATTGCTTGTAGGGAGAGCCGAGTCGCTCCCGCATGTATTGGAGAGGCGTAAGCCTGGCGGTATACAGCAAGCAAACTATATACTGGCGTATAGCTCAGTGGTAGAGCACTGTCCTGATAAGACAGGGGTCAATGGATCGTAACCATTTACGCCAACCAATAACGGAGATTGGCTCAGTCTGGTAGAGCATTCGCTTTGGGAGCGAAGGGTCGCAGGTTCGAATCCTGCATCTCCGACCAAATAACGGAAGAATGGCCGAGTGGTTGATGGCTCTAGTCTTGAAAACTAGCATACCTGCAAGGGTATCGTGGGTTCGAATCCTACTTCTTCCGCCATAAATAAAAGAATTGAGTAGGCTGCAGAGACGGTGGACTGCAACGGACTGTAAATCCGTCCTCTAAGAGCGTTGTGGGTTCGAATCCTACCCTACTCACCATAATATCCTCTGTTAGTGTAGCGGTCTAACATACCCGCCTTTCAAGCGCGGAGATCATCGGTTCAAATCCGATACAGAGGACCAAATAATGGACCGATAGCTCAGTTGGTAGAGCAGCCGACTCTTAATCGGCTTGTCGTGGGTTCGATCCCCTCTCGGTCTACCAAAAATAACGCTTGACTATATACATTAGGCGTTATATACTATGTAAGTATGTGTATCAATAAACAAAGGAAAGAAATATGAACAAGCTTATTATCTCATTCGTCGCTCTTGTTGCTGCTACAGCCGCAAATGCTACAGACCTACCTTCAAAGTCAACCCCAACTCCTCCTAAGAAGCCAGCTCTTGCTGACACTGAAAAGAATGTTTACGGTGGACTTAATGGTGGTTTCGTTGTAACTGACGGTATCAATAAGAATAGCCCATGGACAATTGGTCTTGTTGGTGGTTATAATGTGTATCGTTTCGCTGGCATTAATGTTGCTGCTGAAGGTACTTATGACTATTCAAAGGGTGAAGTAAACACTCTTGCTATCAATTCTGTTGTTGGTTATGATGCTCCTTTCGTAATTCCTTATGCTCTAGTAGGTGTTGGGTATCGTACTCAGTCACATAACGATAGAAACATTTGGAACTATGGTGGTGGTTTGAAGTACAACCTCACCTCTTCTCTTGAACTTGATGGTCGTTACCGTCGCACCGAAGATCTTAAGACCAAGCCAAACAGCAAGGCTGAAGATCGTGTGACTCTTGGTGTGAACTATAAGTTCTAAAACTTATTCCGCGATAGCTCAGTTGGTAGAGCGTCTGACTGTTAATCAGAATGTCCCTGGTTCGAGCCCAGGTCGTGGAGCCAATAAGGTCCGTTAGCTCAGCGGGAGAGCAACTCCTTTACACGGAGAAGGTCGGCGGTTCAATCCCGTCACGGACTACCACTATTGGGGATATAGCTCAGTTGGGAGAGCGTCTGATTTGCATTCAGAAGGTCTGCGGTTCGATCCCGCATGTCTCCACCAAAATCAAGACCCGACGGGATTAATTAAATGGGTACTCGTCTAATAGTTAGGACTGCTGGCAAAGCCGATAAATACCACCCATGGTTGTGCAGGACACTAGGTATCTTGATCGAGCAATCACAGGCTGCTCGTTAATCCGATGCTGTGCGGGTGGTTACTGGTTACACTCCTAAGCAGCAGGAACCTTAAAGGTTGGTCGCTCAATAGACTCGCGGAGAGCCACGGTTAGTTCTCCACTTATTCGCTGGTTTAGCTCAGTAGGTAGAGCACCTGTTTTGTAATCAGGATGTCGTGAGTTCGATTCTTACAACCAGCACCAGTTTATTGCGGGGTGGAGCAGTAGAAGCTCGTTTGGCTCATACCCAAAAGGTCGAAGGTGCAATTCCTTCCCCCGCTTCCAAATTGATCCTGTACGCATCTGGTGAGGCGACCCCGCTGTCTACGGGGTGAGGAGGGTTCGATTCCCTTCAGGATCGCCATAATTGTGGTAAGGAAAGCCTATGGATTACCACTCGCTGCAGCAGTGTGTATGATAGGGTCGGAGTAATTAACCGACAAAAGGAGAATGGGAAGCTTGAACCGATAGGCGAAAGTCAGATACCTCACCTGCCACAACGAATAAATATTGGGGATTAGTTAAATTGGTATAACGGAGGATTCTGACTCCTTTGTTCGAGGTTCGAGTCCTTGATCCCCAGCCAATTTAGAGTTTATTATATAAAAGAACTTAAATATAAAAAGGATATTATATAATGTTCATGTTCTCGGTGCCTTGTGTTATATTGCAATGTCAAGATTGGCCATCTAAAAAACAAAAATTGATTGAGTTGTGCTCATTACAGTCAATAGAATCTGGCGAAGAAAAAGTGATAATGTCAGATTATCATTCAAACAATTCATACTCTGATCAAATAGCTAATATTTTCAAAGACGAGATCAATGAATTCTTGAACAGATTGCAAATAACTAACATTATTAAGATTGATAAATCGTGGTTTGAAGTTGCTAAAAAGGGGATGCATCATCCTGTACACAATCATGGTGCAATTGGTTATAGTGTTGTTTGCTACATCGAGTACAATCAACATCTTCATACACCAACAACATTTCTTGCTCCTTTCAATAATTTTTTAAATGGAGGGCATCTAGAATTTACTCCCAATGTGGATGAGGGTATAATAATTTTCTTTCCTAGTGTTCTTCATCATTATACAATGCCAAATACAAGTGATGTTGATAGAAAGATTATATCATTTAATTTGGTGCCTGAGTAGGACGGTAATGCGCAGGTCTGCAAAACCTTGAGAACCCAGTTCAACTCTGGGAGGCACCTCCAAACTAATGCGGGTATAGCTCAGTGGTAGAGCACTTCGTTGCCAACGAAGATGTCGTCGGTTCGACCCCGATTGCCCGCTCCATGTTCCGATAGCTCAACTGAATAGAGCACTGGTCTACGAAACCAGAGGTTGAGGGTTTGAGTCCTTCTCGGAACACCATTAATGCCCGAGTAGTCCAATTGGCAGAGGCGCTGGTCTTAGAAACCAGATGTTGGGGGTTCAAATCCCTCTTCGGGCACCACACTTTAGGTTGTGTTCAGCATACAATGGATGAACCAGTCACCGTGAGTTCGAATCTCACCAGGAGCTCCTTGCTTCTGTAGCTAAGTGGTAAAGCAACTGCCAAAAAGTACAACCTGTTGAATTTAGTGCTTGACTTCTGTATCATTATAGGGTATTATATGTATATTGAGTTTGAGATTGACCGTTCAGCAAAAAGCATTTGCTTAAAGGTAGTAGCTTCGGCTACGTATTGAACTGGCTTTATACCTGGTTCTCCGGTGGTTGTTTCGATGGGCGTCCACTATAAAAAAATGAAAGTAGAAGTCAGTCTGTTGAGTTTTAGGAAGCATTCGGCAAACAATTATTGATTGGTTCAACTCCAATACCAGCGGTTCACGCTAGTACGCCTCGTGTGGGGCAAATTGCTTCCTGTTGATTTTAGGTTTCTTTCGGCATACAAATCTGGTTGATACAGAACCGCTTAGGTGGTTTAGTTAGTTGGTTCAAGTCCAGCAAGAAACCTGTAGAATAACTACAATATGGAGAAAGTGAATGTCATACAGAGTTAATAAGTTCGTTACTGAGTCTTACACCAATGACCTTGGTCAGACTTTGAATCCTGGTGATGATGTTGTGTTCGTTACAACTGGTTATGGTCATAATGTACGCATCGAAACTGGTAAGTTCGAAGGCGTGTACCGCAATCTTGAAAGCGAGAACCTCGCTGGTACTCGCATCGGTACTGTTCCCGTTCATACTCATGAAAATGTTTATGCCGAAAATGGTGAACATGAAGAGTATCAGTGGGGAGGTTGGGACAGTGAAACACGAAGATATATTAACAAGCCAACAGGCAAACGTTACAACCGTATTCCTGTTGTGAAGTATCGCAAGTCTATCCTTCAGCGTAATCGAGTGTTCAAGCTTGAAACTCCTCTCGCTAAGGTAAGTATCTGAGTTCTAGGATTGTTACAGCATAAATGCACTTGATTTGTAATCAAACCCGCAAAGGGCAATCCTGTTGAGTTTTAGGGTCAGTTCCGCAACCCAACAAAATCTTTCGCAAAAAAAGACCCAAGTTGACCCTGTTGAGTTTAGATTCAATACCGCAAACAATCAAATCGACTTGAAATCGACCAAAGTGAATCTGTTGAAAAGGAAAAGTGAAATGACTACTTTTATAAATGCTGTTGTTAATCAGTCTGCTCGTACCGAAAATGGTATGAAGGCTCGTCAGTCTACTGCTAATGCATTGACTGATCTGTTTTTTAAGATCGGCGCTATGCGTGGTCAAAATGTAATTCCAGCTTGGACTGCTGCTAAGGTTCAGGATCTCCAAAAGGCAAGCCGTATTGCTCTTTGGGCTCGTGACGTTCGTGGTGGTGCTGGTGAGCGTAAGATCTTTCGTGATATTCTCGTTGATCTTGCTTCATCTGATCCTCATCGCGGCGTAGCTCTTGCTCGTAAGATCCCTGAGTTGGGTCGTTGGGATGACTTCCTTGTGTTTGTTGGAACCCCTCTTGAGGTTTATGCTTTCGAAACTATCCGCGAAGCTCTCGAAGCTGGCAATGGTCTCTGCGCAAAGTGGATGCCTCGTCAGGGTCCAATAGCTGTGAAGCTTCGTCAGCACCTTGGTTGGACTCCAAAGTTCTACCGTAAGCGTCTGGTTGAATTGACCAAGGTCGTTGAGACTCAGATGTGCGCTAAGGACTGGGATAACATTAACTTCAACCATGTTCCTTCTGTTGCTTCTGGTCGTTACAAGAAGGCATTTGCTCGCAATACTGAAAAGTATAAGGAGTGGACTGCAGCTCTTGTATCGAAGGATCCTGAGGTAGCAAAGGCTGTCAAGGTCAATGCTGGTGCGGTTTATCCGTATGATGTGTTAAAGGGGTTGATCTGCACCTATGGCACTCGTTATGATTCTCATAACCTAAACCATATCCTTGCTCAGTGGGAAGCTTTGCCTAACTTTGTTGGTGATGCTAACATTCTTCCACTTGTTGACGTTTCTGGTTCAATGACTTCATTGGCTGGTGGTCATAAGTCAAAGTCTAGCACTAGCTGCCTCGATGTTGCTGTGTCTCTTGGTCTGTATCTCGCAGACAAGAACAAGGGTAAGTTCAAGGATACCTTCTTGACTTTCTCTAGCGATCCTCAGCTGCTTCATCTTCGTGGTAACATCCTCGACAAGGTAAAGCAGATGGTATCTTCTAAGTGGGAAATGAACACCAACTTGCATCGTGCGCTGGACAAGATCCTTCGTACTGCGCTTGAAGGTAATGTTCCTCAGTCAGAAATGCCAGGTGCATTGTTGATCCTTTCTGATATGCAGTTTGATTCTTGCACTCGTCATGATGACTCTGCTATGGAAATGATTAAGCGTAAGTATGTTGATGCTGGTTACAATGTACCTAACATTGTGTTCTGGAATCTTAATGCTCACGACAATGTTCCTGTCAAGTACGACACTCGTGGTGCTGCTCTTGTTTCTGGTTTCTCACCTTCTATCGTTAAGGCTGTTCTGCAGGCTGAGATGGATAACTTTACGCCAGAAGCTATCATGATGCAAACTATCATGAACCCACGATATGACTACTGAGGAAAGGCTTATAGCATTCCTTATGCTAATGTGGATGCCCATTGTTGTGATGGGCATCCTCTACTTTACGCTGCAATAGCTCAGTTGGTAGAGCACTTGATTAGTAATCAAGATGTCGCGAGTTCGATCCTTGCTTGCAGCACCAGCCCATATGGTCCAATTGGCAGAGGCGTCGGCTTCAAACTCCGAATGTTGTAGGTTCGAGTCCTACTATGGGCACCATGCTACCTTAGTGTA